CCCGCGCCGGAAACCGTTGCTACATATCGCGGCATGGGAGCCTCCTGTAGAGCTTGCGGACAAGCTCGACCTCCCGCGACGTCTCCGGATGCGGGCACATGCCAGCCGGAGCGGCATCGCGGATCGGATAGCCGAGACGACAGTACAGCGCCGGAGACTGGCCGCGCCGATACCGGCGCACCAGTGCCGCGCAATCCGTACAGGTCGTATAACTGCCCAGTTTCATATATACCCTTTGATATTGCTTATGCTCATCAGGCGACCGCCCCGTGGGGCGGTTTCGCTTGTTAGTTCAACAGTTCCTTAAACGCCTTTGACGGCTTGAACACCACCCGCAGCCGAGCGGGAATATGAAGCTTTTCCCCGGTCTTCGGGTTGCGGCCGTCGCGGGCCTTGGAGTGGACCGCCGTGAGCTTGCCGAAGCGGGGGAGGGAAACCTCGCCGCCCTCGAAGAGCTCCGAAGCCATGACGCCGCACAGGGAGGAAAGAAGCCTCTCAAGCTGAGATACGGAATACGCAGTGTCATAATGAACGGATTCGCTTTCCTGCCACTTCTTGATGAGTTCGGTCTTGGTCATGATGCTCGTCCTTATAGGGTTGAAGGTTGGGTTTCGGGTTCGGGCTGTTCGGGAAGTTCGTAGTAGAAGACGTCCTCCTGCACGACGGTGCAACCGATGCCCGCGAGGGTTTCCGGCGCGAGGCCCTTGAGCTTTTCCTTGTCGACCTCCTCTTTTACTCGGATATACTTCCGCATCCCGGTGTCGCGGAGCGTGGCGAGCACGCGCTCGAACGTCCATTTCTTGAGCGTCTTGAGCTTCGACGAAGCCCGGAAGCCCACGATCCCGAACTGGAGCTGTACGGACTTCTTCTTGCTGAACAGTTCCGCCTTGCTTGCTTCGGCGAACCGCCCAATAGCAAGCTCAAGGGCGGCGATTTCAAGCCGGATCGGTTCCGTCTCGGCCGCTGCGCGGGTCTTGATCTCGTCGACCTGTTCGGCAACGCCGAGGCCGATGAGGTCGATCTGGCGCTTGCGGGCCGCAATCTGGGCAAGGGCGGCGTCGACGTCCTCCAGCGAATGGACGGGAAACGCGGCGGGGGAAAGGTTCGGCTTAACGCGCTTCGGCATGGAGTCCTCCCCTGATTTCAAAAACGACGTGGGCAGAGCGGTAAACGTCTTCTTCAAGCTCGCGTACGCGCAGCACTTCCCGACGCATTTCGTTGACGATGAACGGGGCAAGCTCCCGGATGTCGTCATTGCCGCGCTTCGTGAGCTTGTCGAGCACGTCGAGGCATTTTTCGAGATTCTCGGAGATCATGGCGTTCCTCCTTTTTGAGTTCGCTGTACAGGCAGGATCCCCGGCATGACCGGAAAAGCTGCACCTCTATGGGGTTGATGGATGAAAACGGCTTTTGCTGGTTGTCCCGGCACTCCTTCCGGCTGATAAGACCGAGCACGGGGCAGGGGATGATGGAAATCCCGAGAAGGTGCTCGACGCGGCTCCGGATGAAGTCGAGCTTCGCGCGGCCGCGCCGAATGGCGAGGCTCACTATGGCCGGGGAGACGGAAAGATCCGCCGCAGTCTTCCGCAGCCCCTTGCCGTCGCAGGCCGTGGCCAGCTTTTCGATCCAGTCCGGCAGCGGCGTTCCCCAGGCGGCCTCGGCTTTCTCGCGGTTCGTCATTCGTCGTCCCTCCCTGCAAGCGGCCCGTGGACGACGAGCTGATCGATATTCGGATCGTAAACATGCGTGACCAGCACTAGTTGGGGGGCCTTTGCTCCGGTGTGCCGGGCCGGGACGAACCGGAACTTTTCATCGCCGAGATCGCGAAGATAGCCCGCCCGCGCCAGCCAGCGGCAATAGTCCAGCGCTTCGGCACGCGAAACCGGCGACTCCGCGAGTGTGGTGGACATCGCAAGCTCGCTGGCGGTAAAGATCCCGAAAATCGGCATGGCGTTCCACAACCGGGAGCGGACTGAATCGGGCAGGAACGTCCCGTCCCTCCTGACGCGCGGCGCATGGACGCCGAGATCGCGCTTGAGCGTGTAGACGCTGTGCTTTCCGCCCGTCCCCCGGTGGATCACGTCGAGGACGCCAGCGGCGACAAGGCCGGTGAAATACCCCCGGACGGCGTCGGCCTTCGCGTCGCACCGATCCGCCACTTCACGGACGGTAACGGTTTTCATCTCCCGGATGGCCGCCCATATCCGTTCTCTGGCGGTAAGCGCCGCGTAAGGCGTGCTTGAAAACAGTTCGGCCATATCAACGCCTCCTGCTCGGAGCCTCGCCGGTATACAGCGGCCGCGCCCCCCAATCGGCGAGGCTAATGGTCTTGCGGCCCTCGACCTTTGCGGCCTCTTCAACGAGAGCAAGGTTGACGACGACGCGGCGGGCCGAACCGTTGGACACCGTGTAGATGCGCTGCAACAGGTCGTCGGCGATCTCGGTCCCGGCGGCGTAGAGCCTGCACAACGCCTTGACGTCCTCAAAAGACACCGGCTGCGCCGGGCACCAGTCGAGCACGCGCCCGTGGAACCGTTCCCACTTTTCGAGCTTGCCGGGGAGCCATTCTTCACCGATCAACATGATCGGGGCCTGGGACGCTTCATAGATGTCGCGGACGATCTCGATCTGGTTGTGCTCGACGAGAAAGTCGGCCTCGTCGATGACCAGCGGCTTGCCCGACAGGGCGAGCTCCTCGGCTATCTGATCGAGCATTTCGGAGATGGTCTTGCCGGGCTTCAGGCCGAGGCCCTTGCAGATCGCCTCGTGCGCAGCCTTGCGCGTCCACGAGCTGCGGGCCTGCACATAACAGGCACGACATTGGATGACCGCGCAGGCGGCGGCCGTGCTCTTGCCAAACCCTGAAGGGCCGTAGAAGACCGTGATCCCGGGCAAATGCCGGGGGCGGTCGATCGCCCGCTTGAGCGTGCCGAGGCACAGGGCGACGTTGGTGAGCGGGGCAATGCCCGTATTGACGCTTGCTGTTGTCTGTTGCATAGTTATTTCCCTCATAGACATGGAGATGTGCCTCTCCATCCCGGCCCGTTGCGTCAACAACGGGCCTTTTTATTGGTTGACGGCGTAAAGCTGGTTCATGGCCTCAAAACCTGCGCGTTCTGCGCTGGTTCTGTACATTGATATCCAATTCAGCTCGTCGGCCGACAATGCCTCGCCGCTGATCGTGCGGGTCTGCAATGCCTCAAAAAGTGCATTGCGGGCCTGAGCGGACTGAGGCACCGTAAATTCGTTTTCGGCGACAAGCTCGATGGCTTGCGCACGGGCTTCCTCGGCCTGTTCCGGCGTCAGGGTCTGCATGGGCTTTTCGCCCGACGCCGCGCGCTGGGCTTCCATCAGATCAAACGTGACGTGTTCGATGACCTCCCGTGTCGGAACGGGGTTGTCGGCCACGAGCTTCTGCGCCCGCTCGGTGAGCATTTCGATGATGTCTTGCGCCATAGTGTCGAGATGGTTCTTTTTGGCGTCCTTTTTGATTTGGGAAATGGCGTTGCGGACGGACTTCATGGCGTTGCGGGCGTCAACGGCGATCTGGCGTCGTTCTTCGGGAGCCATAGCGTCGACGCACTTCGCCCGGCAGACGAACAGGCCGTCAAGGTAGACATAGGCGTATTGCGGCCGTGCTTTGTCGAATCTGATTTCCGCATCCTGTTGTGCGACGTCAGGCCGCCCAAGTTCGGGAGCGATGTAGGTTCTTCCCCCGATTTCGATCCCTTCCTTTGTGACGCGGCGCGTGCCGATGACAGGCAAAAGCAGCACGTCGAGCGCCTGATGATACTTCTCCGGGATGCGCCGGACGCCGTACGGATATTCAGAGAGCATCTGGTACGGCGTTTTTCCCCTCAAACCGCTATGCTGACGGTGCATGTAAACGGAATCCGTCCACTTGTCGCAAAACGCCTGCAATTCCTCCGGGCTCATGCCGATGGTGAGCGCTTCGGCTTCTTCGCCTTTCTTCGCCCGCTTCATGAGGCGCTTCGCAAAGTCTTCCTGATCCCGGATACGTTGCCTTGTGGCCACGTCATGCCCCACATAACAGGGCGCGATCGGCAACAGGTCATGGGAAAACGTGTGGAACACGCGCTCGATGGCCGGTTTCAGGTCCGGGCGGAACGGCGGCAAAATGTCGCAGGCTATCCCCAGATCCAAGAAAAGCCGCTGCATCTGCCGAGACGTAAACTCCTTCCCGTTGTCCGTTACAGCCGTTTCGGGAACGCCCCAGTCGAGAAGGCAATCCCGCGTGACGCAGGCGACTTGTTGCGACGTTGAGCGCTCGACAACCCGGAACTTCACGCGGCGGGTGTAGATTTCGATG